AAGCCATTCTAATTCTTCCTTGTTAAACATTGGACTAATCCTCATAACTTACTTTTAAGGTTCCACTTGATCCTGTCCTAATTGCCAGAAAATTAACTATTTCATCATGATTTTTTAGCTCCAGGGTTTGACCTACTTCCATAAGATGACCAACCGTAGAAGTTGGCGTAGTCCCATCGTAGTTAAATCTGATTTGGGCAGTCTCAAGGGTTAAAAAGGCTTTTCTTGCCCTTCTGTAAGTTGCTGCGGTCAATCCTATTGCCGCAGCCCCTACTGTCACGCTTTCATGAGCCATTTTAAAACCTCCTTATGTTCCTTTTTGGAATGATGGAATAATAATATTTGATGGTTGTACTGAATAACCCAATGAAGTAGCTTCGGCAATTATGGCATCTATCATTTTTTGTTTAATTTGGGCCAGGGTATCAGATTGAAGAATAATTATTGATACTTCACTCAAATCTCTTAGCCCGCCGCCGAAATAAATACATGAAAGTTTGGCTTGAAGATTATCTCCATTTACATCAACTTCTATCGATGTGACAAAAGCTCCAGCCATCATTTTCTCCTATTTAAATTGAGCAATTATATTTCCGAATACCGGGTCTAAAGCTCCATCTCCTCCGCTTCCAACCAAACAGACAAAAACATCGGCTTTAGCATTAGCCGTAATATTGATCCAATTTGATACTTGAACTGTATTTTGCACATTAACCGCTACGTTGACTTCACTTGTGCCTATATCGGAATAATCGCCTACTGTAGTGGAAAATGCTGTTCTATATCGAAGTATCAATTTGGAGGCAGCAGCTCCCGCCGTACCCTGTTTATTCACAATTAATCTAACTTGAGTAAAATTTGTGAGATCAACCTTTAGAATATGGCGGTGCGAACCACTTAAGAACGTTGCAGCAAGTGGCATATTCGTCCATGTAAATCCAGCAGGATCAATTGCAATAGGATGGATTAATATAGATGCCGGTCCAGCTGGCCCTTGAATTCCTTGATCTCCTTGCGGACCTTGAATGCCTTGATCCCCTTGTATTCCTTGCTCTCCTTGAATACCTTGAGCTCCATCATTGCCAGGAGGCCCTTGATAACCTTGAGGACCTTGATCGCCAGTATCGCCTTTATCGCCCTTCAGACCAACATCTCCCGGTATTCCCTGAATTCCTTGTATTCCTTGTTCCCCTTGAGCGCCTGGAGCACCATCAGCACCAGGAGGGCCTTGAATTCCTTGTTCGCCCTGTAATCCTTGTTCACCTTGTGGTCCTTCTTCTCCCTGGATGCCTTGTAGTCCCTGATCACCAGTATCTCCTTTTGGTCCCTGTATTCCTTGAATTCCTTGCTCACCAACATCACCTTGATCACCTTTTTCACCCTGTGGACCAGCGGGTCCCTGTTCACCTTGTGGACCTTGGGGACCTGGCGGCCCAGGAGTTGGTTCTGTAAGATATAAATCCACATTTTTAATATGTTCGGCCTGTGGGTTTTCTTCGACGACTTGACCTTCTACTAACACGCCTTGTATTTGCATCACATGCCTCGCAAATAAGGCGGAGGGTTTTTAGGCCCTCCGCATCGCAAATTGTTTCTTAAGGTTCAAGATTCAGCATGACGGCCCCATCATCATAGCTACCATCTGAAGACTTTGAGTAAGCCGTACCAATAAACTGTCTGATATCTGTAGTTGTCGCCTTGGCAATACTTCCATCGCTCACCAACATCTTATTTACGCCATATGCATAAGCATTTGGGACCACATATGAAGGTCCTTTTGTCTGACCCCAGAAGTAATAACCAGAAGCTACTTTGCAGAGAGGATTAACGACAGCAGGGCCGATACCCGCATGAGTTTGACCATTTCCAACGTTCTGATATGGACTTGGATAAACAGAAATTCCATATCCCGTTCCGGCCCCTGCCGTAATGTCAATTGGTAATGGATGATCAAGATAGATTTTGATCTTCGTTGCATCACCAATTTCATTACCTGTGCACCGGAACACCATAATTTGAGGATCAGCACCCGTTGAGAAAATAACTACCAGCCCATTGTAAAAATAATCAAGGCTGTATATCGGTGTAGCATTCACATAGATATAACTCTGACCGGCATAAGCAACGGCATTGGCTTCATGCTCAATGGCGAAAGTATCGCCTCCGGTATCTCCACCCTGAAGGGACATGGAAGGACAAAGCCAACAAGCTACATTAATGGCTTCATAAGCCTTACAATATCTGTATCTTCGACCATGTGTTTCAAAACCCATTCCGATAGGATAATGCTGGTCTATAGTATCGACATAAAGACCAACCGCTTCCCAGGGAACACCATGCAACATTCCATCAATACTTTGATCTCTCATTGTTTTTCTCCTTTCTAAGAGATTGGGTGAGGCGCTGGCCTCACCCGGTTAGATTTTTAATAGTTAATTTCTCTTACTGTGACGCAACTTCTATCACCATCTCGTCCTCGACTCTTGTGGCTCCCATATCCATCTCGATCCAGGGCTGCCATGCAAAGTTTTTGGTAGATTCCTCAGTCAACCTGACCTGAACATCATTGATAGTTCCAAAGCCAATCGCACCCTTGCAGTAGGCATAGCAATACCAAGTCGTTGTCGAAGAACTGTTTTCCAGATAGATCAATTCGGTCTGGATAAACTTGAACCCCAAGAAAGTATCAATCTGACCGGTAGCAAGTGCTCTGACTGTGTTATAATCGGCATTGGTGATTTCAGTCGTACCCAAGAGGTCAATAATTGATTCCGATGGACAAACGAAATACCGATCTTCCCTCGGAGCTTCCGCTTCATCAAGAAGTTGTTTAGCATTCAGAAGTTTGGCAATGGTCATACCCACACCACCATGACCAACCTTCTGGGCTGCGGGAAGAGCAATAGTAGTCGTTCCAGTCTTTCCACCATAGGCATTCCCGCCAAGAGCAGCGAGGATAATCCGATCTTTCCTTCTGTTCATGGCGTTTTTGCCAGCCTGTTGATATGGGCCTTTAGGATCAACAAGCATCCGGCCTGCGTCCGCCCGGTCAAGCAAAGTTGACCAGACGTACGGTGTAGCAGATGACCGCCTTCTGGAATGATCTTGTTCGATATTGGGTGTATCAGAGTGGCGGGTTACTAATTCAACGGCTTCGGTTGCTCCGAGTCTTTCCCAATAAAGATATTCGCCTTCTTGCTTTACAGGCGGAATGGTTGTGCCTTCAAGCCTTGAATCGGCTTGCTGGCAGAGCAACCGCATCGTGTTTTGGTATTGATTTACAAATAAGGTATCAATTGATTCGGCCATTGTAGTTCTCCTCTTAAAATCAAATTGTTAGTTTGAATTTTCTTTGGGAACTACCTGGCCTTCCAGATTCCCTTCTGCTTAACGTGCAGCCTTGCGGCCTTCTTTCAGGCTGTCAACAGGACACTTTCGTGCTACCCCGTTATTTCTTACCTATCTATCTAATGAGACTCCTTTTCAGCTTTTCATAATCTCCTTCAATCATCCATCCCTTGAGGATTCTTGGAGGAAGTTCTTTCTCTTCTTCATCTCTCGATGGTCTACCCGGTCCACGCTTGGGTTTCAGTAAAATCACAACATCATATCCGATGAAGTGAATGCCTTCTTCATTCTGGATTCTTTTCATGGTAAAATTTATAAGTCTGTCAATTTCTGCGATAGGAATATCGTCATACTTTAGAAGATTCTCCACCTTTGGAAATGCTGGTTCAGGTTTTGGGATTACTTTCTTTTTGGGAATTTTCTGGCCTTTCTGTATTGCTTCCCATTCCTCTTTTGTATATGTTTCCTCGTTTAATGCCATAAAACCTCCTATTTTTTAGTTAATTGAATTTTCATCTTCTGAAGTCTGGAATATTCATCAACGGCCTCTTTATGTCCCGGTTTGGAAATATCGTTTAGAGGATGTTTGGGATCATTAAACATTTCCAGAATTTTTTTATCCACATCGGCCAAAGTTGAAACCCCTAATCTTTCACCTTCAATAAGAGCATCTTCAAGCATTGGATCACCGATTTCAGCAAACATCTGAACGATTCTTACGGCATCTTCTGGAATCATTCGTCCGATCAATTCATCAGCATCTTCTCCGAGATGTTTCCCGGCTGCCCTCCTTGCGGCCTCAAATTTACGAGTAGAAAGACCTGCCCATTTTTTCTTCAATCCAGATTTTAATTGCTCAAATTTCTGATCTTCTTGGGCCTCCGCACCCATTTGATAATTAAGATACCAATCAAAGAATTTTTGAACCTGAGAATTTGATATTCCTTCTTTATGGGCAAATTCTTTAAATGAACCGATCAATGGTTCATTTGCCTGAAAATTTTCAATCTCCGGAAATTTGATCTCATACTTATCTGGACTTTCCGGCGCAGATTCAAGGATTCCCTCTGATTTCAACTTGGTCATTATTTCCCCGATTGCCTTTTGTCTTTCTTCAGGCTTACCGTCTTTTTTTGGCAATCGGATAGAACCACCAATTAACTTTTGAGCATTGATAAAACTTTCTGTTAATCCCTTAAAATCTTTGATCGGCTCAAGAGACTTATCCTTACCCAAATCTCCGAGACTTTCTTTAAAATTTCCAAAATGCTCTGCCCCGCCCTTAGACCAGTCTATCGTTGCAGATCCGGTCTGCCCATCACCCGATGGAACCTGACTACCTGCTCCCGCTTCATCTGACATAGATTAAACCTCCTTTTTTTAGACTCCTAAATTTGTAGCAATTAAATTCCCGGCATAATCGTAGTAGACAATGCCGTTCTCCGGGACAATCTCAAATTGAACGACATCTAATCCTAAAATAGTCCCGATCCTGATATAATCTCCAAATTGAGCATTAAGATCGGGAAAATTAACAAGCATAAATCCTCTCGGCATCTGGTCAAGAAATGGTCTTAATGTTATCAAAAATTCGGTTATGTATTCCATCGTACCAAGCAACATGTTTTTCTGTTATCAAACATTCGTAGCAAGTAAATTAGGTGTTGCCGCATCATCGTAATATTGATATTTACCATCACCTAAGGCAGCTTTCCTTTTTAGGGGTATCCCCAAAATTGTTCCGAGTAATTGGCCGTCTGCGAATCCTGAAATATTGGCAGCGTCAATGTAGAGAACGCCCCGCTTCAATTCATGAAGTGCTGGCTTGGCTGTGCCTCTCATAATTGTTTCTGCTGCTACGAACTCAGCCCTTGACCTTATTGTTGCCATCGTTTATTCCTCCTTCTCTTCTTCTTTGATGACCTGGATTTCTCTATTCTTAAATTCCATCATTCGCTTAATATCAAGAACGACTTCCATCATTCCGATTTTTCTAAATGTATCATTTGTATCTCCAATAGTATAAGGAAGACTGCAATATTCCTTTTCCATATCTTCAAGAACTCTAATCCCTTCAAGAGTGGAAAAAACAGTCCAATAATCCTGCATTCTCCTGATCTGAAATTCTGTGACTTCAAGTTTTTCAATCATGGCGTTGGTTGTTCACCTTCTTTACCCATTTCTCCAATTGCTTTAATTGCAGGAATCGCCTTACTTGCTCCTTCCGCAATTCTCTCCATGTCTCTTTTCTGCATTTCAGACTTCATCATCTTCAGTCTATTTTCTCTTAATATTGTTCTTTGTTCTATCGATCTCATTACTCTTGATGGTGCACCTGAAACCTCTGCCGTATATCTCAATGCCTCATCGCTGTCGATATTATCGTATGGATTCGAAATTCCATCCGAAGGGGGAATCTGCGCTATTTGACCTGCGAAATTATAAAGTCTTTGGATACCGAGAACATCTGCCGCCCTTTGTGCCCTTGCAAGTGGGCCTTCATATTCGACATCAATCTCTCTTACTTTTAATTGGGCAAGAATGGCAGGAGGCATAGGTAAACCCCTTGCTCTCATCATGATTCCAAATTCTCTTTCAACAAGTGGTTTTAGAAGTTCTATCTGTATTCTTCCCATGCTGGGCCCGAGAAGCCTTTGCATAAGTTCATATCGGACTTGAATCTCGGTTGCCGTCATTTCCGGTCCTTCCTGCAACTGCAATTGATCCGAATAGAAAATCTGCCGAATTGACTTTCTAAGTTCTTCTTCCTTGATCTGGCTCACATCATAACGAATACGATGATCCATCATCCAGATAGAATCTTTATCCCTGACAATATTTCGTCCTCCGGGTCTTAATTTAAGAGAACCTATCACGCCTCCATCCCTTTCAAAAGTTGGAGGATCTAAATCTTTCGCCCAGGCTTTTAATCCAAATTCTTTTGCCTTATTCAAGGACTTTGTATCGGGTAAAGCAATATGTCCCTGACCCCTTCCATATTCTTCGCCAGATGTTTTCTTCATTCTTGGTACTGCAAAAGGAAATTCATAATATCCGCCTTCGGAAATAAGTTCTTTTTCATCAAGGTTTATATAGTAAGAGAGATATCTTTTTTCTCCTCCATTTTCGCTGGGAAAAACAGAATGAAGAAAAATAAATTTTTTGTCAGGTTCTTTCTCTGCCGTATCAAGAATCTTTTTTGTCAGATTATTTTTCCATTTATCTCTTGCTGCTCTTGCCGAAAGTTCAAATTCTCTAAAAAGAGTATCAACCATTCCCTGATGGTTTTCTGCCGTGCAATATTCGGAATTAGCCAAAGCCTTGTAATAAATTCCATTAAAACCCTTTCTCTCAATGGGATTCTCTTCTGTAAAAATACATCCTTCTCCAAAAGCTCCTAAATCCGCATAAGTTTCTGGAATCTCAGAATAGAAATTAGAACGTAATCTTTGATAGTGCATTAACTCACCACAAAGCTCTAACCAATCCATAATTTCTTTTATGGAATTCATTCTGTTATCAGCAATTTTCAGATAATGCCATCTGGAAGAAGATGGAGTAATGGCCCCTGCCATCGAAGAAGCAAATTGATCAAGAGCAAAAATAGCAGCAGAATCATAAATGTCTGTAGTCTGTTTAGCTCCAGGAGAAGGTTTATATCCAATTCCTACACGACTTGGAAAAATAAATTTAGCGATATCTTCCCAAAGAGGCTCATATAAAGCCCTTGTAGCTTTCATTTTATCGTTTCGATCAATAAGAAATTTTACTTCTTCTTTTGTTAATGGCATCTTCAATCTCCCCAAAAAGAAAAGCGCCTACCGTCGTAGCTACGATAGACGCTTTTCCTATATATTGGGACCTTCGTTGCAATCGAAGGATTTTTCTATATCAAAAAATAAATATTACGGAAATTCGTAATCATAAATAATAGCAAATATAAACTTTATCGCATAGATGATGGCGAATAAAAGTATGATTCCATAAGCGATCTGTTGAAATAAGTCCCAAAGTTCAAATAAAATATCTGAAATTTTCATTGATTTTTTATGAATTTATTTTCTTAGATAATTCTTCCACACCATCGGGAAATAAAAATCCTACCTTCCTCAAAAAAGTGAAGACGTCTCCTCCTTCGCCGCAACCGAAGCAGTGAAAAATCTGCTTCTCTTCGTTGACCATAAAGGAGGGAGTTTCTTCGAAATGAAAGGGACATAGTCCTTTGTAATTCTTCCCAACCTTTTTAAGACGGACATAGTCTGAAACGATCTCCAAGATACTGGACTGATCCCGAATCTCTGAAATGGTTTTGTTTAATCTTTTTATTTTATCCAATATGATTTGTCTTTCTTTTTTTGTACAGTTTAATCCTTTCAAAAATCATATTCGGTATATCCATAATGGTCATCACATTTGTGGAACTTACGAATAAAAAATTTTCCACATTGAGAACATTTCTTTCGATAAGAGAGACTTCTCGTTTTGCGAGTTTCAAAATATGACCAATGTATTCCTTCTCCAATCAATCTTCTAACTTTTTGAGAATCAATTATTTGGTCATAAAGATCTTTCATTATCCTAATAGGCTTCTCCGGTAAACATTTGCGGGAGCCAAAAGCCCTTCTTCTTCCTGACCCAATAGAGAACGCCTTCTTTTTCTTGCGGTTTTCTGCTCCTGTTGTCTCTGAATGTAAGATTCTGGCTTTTCTGGTTTTGGCTCTTCTATTTTGGGTGTCTCTGCCGGAGCACCAGCACCAGTTAAGGGATTGACTGTAGCACCTTCAGGCTGAACCTGAGGTCCCAAGTCCGCCATACCTTCTTCCACATTAAACACCGCTTGAGAAGAAGGCGGCAATTCTGCCATACCTTCCTCTATTCCGAACATTCCACCTTCGCCGGAAACTCCTACTCCCCCATCGGTCATTGTCATTCCTCCTATAATTAAAAATAAGATTATCCATGATGTTTGAACCAATTTACTCTCGCCTCTTCTTTTGCTACTGAACCTTCACTTGGCTTGCCTGAACCAAACCATCTCAATACTTTTCCGGGTTTGGAAGTGCTGACCAAAGCATACATTGATCGACCTAATTTTTTATTGTATTTTTTTCTTAACATCTTAATCTTTTAATCTTGGCCTTATTCTCGTTCTTCCCATCCATGATCTTTTCTTCACTCCTCTTTCTTCCGCCGCCCTTCCTTCACTCATTGCGATGGCCTGAGCTTGTTCGGGATCGGTCACGGTCTCGCCACTCTTCGATCTTAATCTGCCTTTTTCAAAAACTCTCATCACACGGGAAACCTGCTTTTTACCAACTTTGGATTTTACTTTTTCTAAGGCCATATATTAAACTCCGTTTCTGTTTCCTTAATCCCATAATTGGGAGCAAAGACATCAAAGTTAATTTCTGATTTAAAAGGCTCATCCTTCGATCTCATCTTGGCATATTTGATTCCAGTAAGAGTCACACGATAAAGATTTTCCATAAAATGATCATTCTCATCTTTTGGTTTTCCATTCTCGTCATAAATCCATCGCTGAATTTCCCAAATCGTGCCCTCATCTTTAATCTTGTTTGTAAGAGAACGAAAGAAAAATAAGGATGAAATTCCATTCAAACCTTTTAATCTATCTTCCACATTACGGATACCAGAATCTTTATCTTTGGTGGCTACTTTTAATTCGATGCCTTCTTTCCAAAGTTTTTCTTTCATCCGATTAAATGTATCTGTTGGATAATCTATTCCCATATTCTTGACATAGGCGGTATCCCCTTTAGAAAGAGGATCAATAAAAGCATCTTCAATCCTCCAGGGGTTGAGCTTTTTTCTTCTTATAATTTCATCACCGATTTCTTCGGCAGAACCCTGACGATAAATTTCATCAACAAGATAGATCATATCTCTTAAATCAAAAGCATAAAAGCTAACCGCTATGGGCTTATTCGTATGCCAATCAATCATAGGAACAACAGGCCAATCTGTCGGTACTTGAAAATCATCAATCAAATGAATCTCTGGTTTAAACCCAGGCCAAACAAGACCGATAAGATTAATCCAGCCACCCATAATGCGAGGAATCTTTTCATTTTCTTTCAAAGATGCTTCATAAGTTTCTTGATAGTCTTTACTTAAGTATGGATTCATATTCATCGGTATTTCTGTGACGCTTGCGTAATTTTTATGAGTATTCCTGATTATATCATCAAGCATCCAGGCTTCTTTCACGGCCGTCATTGTTATTAAAAATATTCCCATTTCAGGATCGTCATCTTCTAAATTTTCCTTTGCTTTTCTGAGACCTCTTAAAAGAGTTACAAATTTATCTCTCTGAAAAGGTTCGTCTGCCCAAACAATATCTCCGTCCCATCCTTCGAGGTCCTTTGTATCTTGTTTACCAGTCACAATCTCTATCGTAGATTTATTCTTAAATTCCCAACTTGACTCAATAGAAAGATTGTTCTTTGAAGTCGTATATTCTTCCAATGGAAGCCATTCTTTTAATTTCGGAACAATAACATCCTTTGCGTGTTTTTCCCAATCCGAACAAAGAATCCGACATTTCACAGGTTTTCTTCCCCATATCGTATCTTTTTTATCCCAGGGTTGAATTCCAAGACAGGCAGAACCGATAATATTAACGCCAAGAACAGTCTTTCCAATCGAATTCGCTCCCTGTAAAGTTATGATTTTTTTACCGGCATGAAGAAGTTCTAAAATCTTAGTCTGATATGGCTCTATCGGCTTAAAAAATTCTATTTTTCTCGTTTCCTTGATCTTCTTCGCCTCTTCTTCTTTTTCGCTTATGATCATTTTCTCACGTTCTATGAGGCGATCAAGCTCTTCCAAGGGCATGGTCATTAGTTTTTCCCGATCCATGCCTTGTAGATCATCATGTAAAACTATAGAGGTGTTTTTAGGCTTTCTTCCCGGTCTTTTTATATTCATAATATTTCTCTATAAACCGTAAGAGCATTACCCAATGCTCAAAATAAATGGTTTCAGGATTGTTTATCGGTTCTTTTTGAACAAACAATAAATATCCATTCTGTACTTCTTTGATAGCAAAATCAAATTTTATAATATCCTGCATTACTCTTTCTCCTTTATTATATTTGCTTCATATAGATAGGAATATACCAAAACAAAAAATATCCTACCCATACATGATTGTGAAACCAAAAACGTCTCTTTATCAACATAATCTCATAACCTCAGGATATTAAATCATTCGCAATCTTTTGTTCATTGCTCTTTTCCTTTTTCCAAAATATTAAAACTCTTTCTTGTATTTCATCGAAGGCCTCTGGTATAATTTCTAATCCTCCACCATACTTCTCTCTTATTAATCGATAATCCTCAAAAGAAACGAAAGAATGTAGTCTTATAAAACATTCTACTGTCTCTTTTGAAAACCTATCTATAATTTTAGGAACAATATCCTGAAATTTAACCTTATCATCTCTCGCTTTACAAAGCATAGCAATTCCATAAACAGCATGATAAAGAGTCAATATATTCGTTAAAAGTTTAATTTCTTCCTTATCTTCTCTTCTCATTGCCTTAACCCCGATATCGCCATATTGGGTTTGATGATCCTGCCTCTTTCTTTCACGGCATCAAACATCTTCTTCAACTTACTCTTAGGCATAAACAAAATCCCGCAATTAGGACATATCCATTCCCCTCCCTGACCAATTAAACATCCACCATCTTTCTCCATCACCAAAGCCTTCAATTGTCTCTTACAACAAGGACATGAATCCGTCTCCTCTATACCAAGAGTGCGAACATCATAGAATTTATTTGGAGTGCCAGTATCATTCATAAAAAAATCCTTTGTAATTTCGTAGACACAGGAGTAATAGAACGTTTCTTAAGTCCCCCAAAAAGGGGGGTATGCTCATTTTGAGAATCTATTTTTTGGATTTCGATCATCTCATATCCGGACCCAAGATGATGATGGGAGAGACCAAAAATCATGTGAAATCCTCATACATGACATCCGATAATCGATATTATGTTAACAAAAAATCGCCAGCAAACTCTTGTCAATCCTCAATTCTTTAGTTATAAACATTCTTGTTTTTCTTCGATCCCTTGACTATCAAGCGTTGGAGAGATATTCACAATGTTAATATCAGCGTCAGATTGTCTCTGTTTTCTGATATCCTCAAGCTCCTGAAGAGTAAGTTTATGCTGCCCTATGGAGGCCCTTAATGCATCTGCATAAAGTATGTTTTGGGTAGATCCACCTTCTTCAAGCTGTCCTTTGTCATAAATGATACCATAAGAGGTGGCAAGTTGCTGTAAATTAGCCTTTTTCAATTTAGCATCCGTTATGTTTTCATATATCTTTCTCTCCAAATGCCTAATCATAAAAGCTTTATGATTTATGTATTTCTTTGTTATTTCAATTTCTTTTAATCTTTTTGAGATATTAGAAGGGTGACAACCTAAGATTTTAGCGATATGAGTTTGTGAATTATTTTTCTCAGCGAGTTCAATAATTGCTTCTAGTGGAATGCGGTAATTGTGTTTTTGATAATTAGCATTATTCTTTTGAACTTCATTGCTCATTGGTTCTTAGTATATGGACGTATTTTTTCTATTGTCAAGCAAATTTTACGTTAATGTCAATAAGTTTTTACTCCTGGGCGCGCGTGTTCCTTTAATATTTTAGATTTTTTTGGTTACAATTTTGAACAATGCTTACAAATTTGTAATTTATTAATAATTTTGATGATTTAAGTTAGTTTTTAACAGATTTTGGTTTACAAAAATGAACAATATTAAATTTACAGAATTTTTAAATGTTTGAAATTATTGATAAAAAATAATTTTATTTTTGGCATGGTGATTGCATTTTAATAGGCCATGACAACAAAAACAATAAAAAAGGAGGAATATAAAATGAAAAAAGTATATGGATTTAAAATTGGTAAACGAATCAAGCTGGGCAAATTGATTAATCGAAGGAAGGACTATAGTATCCATTTTAAAAATGCAATGTATATAATCCCATCGGATGGGAGAACCAATGGGATAAATCGGTTGGAAAATAAATTTCTCGAAATGAATTTGCCACGCTGGGTGCTGGTGTTCGCAATTATCGATGAATTTGCATTTTGCGCCCATCCCAAACAAGAGGGATGGGAATGAAATGCCCAAAATGCGGTTACAAGATCTCCGCAAAAAAGATCGCTGCCGAAAAGGGATATTGTATCTATCCATCTTTTAATCGCTGTGCTAATTGCTCTTTGACCAATTATGGTAGAGATTGCCATAATAATCCAATTGTTTAAAAGTGTTGGAATCTTTATAAAGCAACAGTATTAAAAAAGAAAGGAGAAAGAAAATGAAAGCAAAAAGACAAAGTTTAATTGATCGAATGCAAAAGAAAAACATAGCAATCTGTGAATACTGCGGTGCAAAGAAAGAAGGCTTGAGTTTTTGTATTGGTGCATCTCTTGAGCCTGAATGGACTATGATTGAAGGTACAGGCAAAATGGCATGTCCTAATTGCTGGAAAAAAGCAACCGCAGAAGGCAAGGCGGTTATTGATTCTTTACGATAGCTTAATGGCTGTCCTATCGGCCATAGGAGGAGAAAGGAGAATTAAGATGGATCAATTAGACCGCTTAGAACTAAATGAAATCAGGTGTGGAATGTGGGAAATATTTTCAAGAATTGCTAAGACTCCCGAAAACGATGCTGAGATCAATATTTTTATCCGGTTGATGGACCGCCATCAGGAGATTTTGATTAAAGATGGGAAGAACGAATTTGAAGCAATATAAAAAATTTTATGCTTGCCGTCTTTGTTTATGCCTCTCTTGATTTTGATTATAAGTAATTATAAATCTTAATCTTTTTTAAAGTGGGAATCCAGGTTCAAGAATATTATCATTGGCTAAAATACATTCATTAGCGTAATGAAAAATCTTTCTATCTCTAATTTTAATATGATCGACTTCATCTTCATACAGGTGAATAAATTTCTGCTTCCCATCACAAGAGGGCAATAAATTTTCGGCACACCAGATCAATCTCTTCTTTCTACTAATAATTAACAGATCACAATCCCGGCAATTCATATTAGTTTAATAATTGGATTGAGCGGACAGGCGAGCAGAAAGGACCACCAAGCGGATACTTCTGCAATAACCCTTGATTTTGCCTAATCGCCGCCGCTCATCCAAAACGTTTAATCTGTTTCTTTAGTTTTTCCCTTTTTTCCTCAAATTCTTTCGCTTTTTCTCGTTCAAGAAAAGGTTTTAGGTTTTCCTCTTTAGAACCAATTATTTTTTGAATTTCAGATAGGATTTGTTTTGCTCGTTCCGGAGATATTGGTTCTTCTTTATATTCAAGTTGATTTTGAGTATATTTTAACTCTGCGTTTTGTCTTATAAAATTATACAATTCTATTGGTTTCGGGAAAAAAGAAAGGGATTTAATTGCTTCGTTTACGGCAGATTCAAATTCATTAATATTTATTGTTTGAAATTCTTCCCAATAAATATCAGTTCTAAGGGCTTCATCTTTATCTGCCAGATTTGTCGGAAATGTTACCCTTAGCCTTCTCATCAATAAGCTGAATTTCTTTCTGTCTTCTTCTTTCATCTTGTATCTCCTTTGTTTTTAACCATAGAGCCTCTCCATCTAATGGGTCCCCAATCTTAAGTTTATTGATCTGACTTTTAAAAACTCCTATGGTATATCCTGATTTAAGGATAAATTTATCCTCACTACAAAAAAATAATTCAAGTAATTCTTTTAGTTCCTCAAAAGAAATAATCTTTAGAAGATTTTTAATTAAAGTTCCATCTTTTCCCCATTCAATCACAGGTTCTATTCCAAAATAAAACTTAAACCTTTCTCCATAATGAGTGAGGAATTTTTTAACCTCACTATGAGAAATAGATCTTTTATTATTTAAAGAAGAAGAAGATGAAGATGAAGAGTTACTTTTCGGTTGTAACCCACTTGTAACCGGATGTATAACACCGGTTATTTTATCACCCCATCGTTTTTTAGCACTAAGTTTACCTTTTTGTACTTGTGATTCTCTATATTTACGTTGTGTTTCTCTTACTTCTTCTTGCTTTTTATTTATCAATTTTCCATTACCGTTTTCTGTCCACTTTTTGGAAATATTTTTAATAAAAATCTTTTCAAATTTTAATCGTTTTTCTCTCACAATCCTGGAAAGTTCCAAAGTATCAGAGGGCAAACCACCATTAACCCAAGAGTAATTTAATAATCGTTGATAGATTCCAACTTCCTCATTTGACCAACTTGCTGTGTCCATATCGAAATCTTGAGCATACATTTGATAGGCCGGACCATCTTGCATTTTTATCAAGCTCTTCTTACAAAATTTCTCTTAAACCTGGTATTGTACTTTTGCCCAATTAGCATATCCAGAAACAAGAAATACCGTTCTCCACAAATGAGACATCGAATCTCACTATGGTCAATCACCATTGGTCCTCTGCATTTGAGGCAGAAAAGATAATGCATTTTAATTTGCCTGTCTATTCAGACCGGACAGGCACGGGCTATAAGGAGGATCGGAGAGAAAAATTAATTGGTGGGAGTTTACGTAGTTCATCTCAATTATCGGCTTAGCCCACCATATCAGGGTTACCCAGCGGAGATGTTCTCGATACTCTCACCAAATTTTGGAATGAAATTATTTTAAGTCTTTTGTTAAAAAAGTCAAGAAAAAATTGAAAGATTAAAATATTCTAATCTGATTGTAATTAAATGCACAAGAAAATTAAAACGCTTGACAAATTAAAAAAGATTTTTTATTATCTTAATCATGAAAATCAAAGTTGAACTTTATAAGTGCCTGCGCTGTGGATATGATTGGATCGGAAGGCTTGACCGTCTACCAAAGCAGTGCGCCCATTGTCATTCGACAAGGTGGAATATTCCAAGAAAAGACAATCTCAATCAAAGGAGAAATAGAATTTAATATGACGAAATTGTTCCATCAAAATAAATTACTTCTTCTTGAATCTTGCGAACATAGGTGTTCAATGTGCGGAAAGAAAACTAACCAAATACATCATTTGGATAAAAATAGAAACAATAATGAAATAACGAATCTAATCGTTACGTGTTCTGGTTGCCATAAATTAATATTTCATTCCATAAAAAAACCTGACTTTAATAATCCAGTTTTGAAACTTCTTATGATTGCTCACATTCCAAGAAAAAAAATAATTCAATTAACAGGTATATCCAGTTCAAGAATATCTGACATTATAAGGGGCAAAATTACAAAAGAACAAAGGAAGGCTTTTTTTAATGCCTTTGGCATTGATACCTGGGAGTGGGATGAGAAATGATACGAGATGATTTAACTGGACGAAAGTTTGGAAAATTAACCGTTCTTAATCAAGCTCCCAATCGGGGTAAAAGGATATATTGGAACGTTATTTGTGATTGTGGAAAGAAAAAAGAAGTCGGGGCTTCACCGTTGAGGGATGGAAGAACGGTTTCTTGTGGTTGTATCAGAATAATTCATGGTCTCTGTAATACAAAAATCCATTCTATTTGGAATGGTATGCGTCAACGATGCAACAATCCCAAAAATCCACGATACCATCAATATGGTGGTAGAGGCATTAAAATATGTGATCGATGGGATTCATTTAAAAATTTCCTAACCGATATGGGTATACTTCCTAATGGAATGTCTCTTGACCGTATAGATATTAACGGGAATTATGAACCAACCAATTGTCGATGGGCCACTCAATTTCAGCAATCTAACAACATGAGAAAAAATATGAGATTAAGATTTAAAGGAAAAGTATTTACCCTATCTGAAATATCTAAAATTACAGGTATTCATAAAGATACACTCCGAGTTAGAATTAAAAGACATTGGCCTTATCAAAAATTATTTAATTTCCCAAAATGGGTAAGACACGATCTTACGCCTTCTGTAAATAAAGGATGAAATGGAATCAGGTTAAAAAAAATGAATCAAATCAAAAATAGAATGACTCCAAAGCAATTATTAATCTTTGCAATTCGAGTGATTTGTTATGGCAATTTTTTTAGAACAATGAAAGGAGAAATGAAAAATGAAAAAAACATCATGCATAGCTCTGGCAGACGGGGATCGAATTAATCTAATTATTATGAAAGGTGAGAAAGGATATTCAGCGTTTGCTAAAGTATTGAAGACCATTGATAAAAAGGGATTTATGTCGTGGTATGGAGATGTTACAACGGCAGATGGCAAAGAACAAAGTGGCCTAATCATAACCTGTAAGCCATAACCATAATAAGCCTAAGCATATCAGGCATTTTAATAGTGATATTATTAAGAATGAATTAAAGATGAATCATCAAAAAATTACTATTTCTTCTGAGTCTAAACGTAAGACCCTCAAATCGGCTTCGGGCTGAGGCGTAGGGCAGGGAGACTGTGAGGAAGAATTAATCCAAGGTGGCTGGGATGCCATAGGAAGCAATGGATAGGTGATTCACAACGGAGGAATATCTAAATAAAGCCGTTCGGAAGGGACACAGCCCGTGAACCAAGCGGGACAAAAGAAGGAAAGGTGGGGGATTGATAATAAGGGGGAATCGATCAACGGCTTAGAAAGGAGGGATTAAAATGATTACCACCAAAGAAAAACAATTACTCAAAGATTGCGTTGATCTAATGTGGAGATGTTACCAGGAAGTCGCACATACTCCAGAAGATGATCATTGGAGCCGGATAGCGATGCAGGCAAAAGACTTACATCAATCGATCCTTAACGAAGGGATAGAATATGCCATTTCTGATTTGTCAGAAATCCAAACAGAAAATGAAAGTAGACATTAAAATTTGTTTCCACGCTCTATGTCCATATGTTCAGCTTCTTTCCGATGGAGAAGCGACTTGTATCTTTGAATCAAACTTACAAAAAGAAATTCAAAAAAGAAAGAAGAAATGAAAACAATCCTAAAATTATTCATACCTGCTATAATATACATTGGGATCGTAGTTTGGATAATTGAGAAAGTAGCTAAATAAAAATATGCAAGAATTCTGGTTCAAAGGCCAACGAAAAATAATCCGACGCAAGAAAATTAAGGCTTTCCTCTGGGGTCTTGTCATTGGTGCAATTATTTTCTTGCCTTGTGGGTATAGATGGAGGATGGCTCAAACCGAGAAGAATTATCAAATTGAGATTGGAAAATTAAAAAATAAGATAGTCATTTTCCAATCAACCTGGACTCCAATAAAAGAAAAATCAATTATGCAAGAAAAGAGAGAGAAAATAAAAAAATGAGGAAATTACATGCTTACCAAACTAAAGATTTCATTCCTTAAATGGCAGATCCGGCATTTAGCCAAAGGGTATCACTTGGCCAAAAATCCTGTTCGTATTCCGAGAAAAAGGCATACATTGGAGAATACGATTACTGAGGAATATCAGCGACAAGCCATTGAAGGGAAGTTGCTTAAGGAATTGATGGGGAATGGAGATTAATATGGACGAACTCATTGAAGTAATCAAAGAGATTGCTGATCCTTGGGGATGGGTAAGATCCATAGAAAAATTGCCAAAGGAGGAAGAAGATGGAAACACTAGCAACTAAAGATATTACCGTTTACAGAGACCCAAAGGTAGTTCTTGAAGAAGCCCATAGAGCAGCGGAGGCTCTTACTGATGTCGTAAAGGCCAAGCCTAAAAAAGTCATTATCAATGATGAACAATATCTGGAATTTGAAGATTGGCAGACTCTTGGTCGATTCTATGGTCTTACTGTTAAGGTCGAATGGACAAAGCCCGTTAACATGGAAGGTGTTCGAGGATGGGAGGCCCAGGCTGTTGTTCTTGATCGAGAAGGAAATATCATCAGTAGTGCTGAAGCCATGTGTCTAAATGATGAGGAAAAGTGGTCGACAAAGGCAAAATATGAATATCAATATGTACTTAAAGATGGATCGAAGATGACAAACGATCCTCCAAAAGATCAAATGATATGGGTTGAGAACCCCAATAAGCCAGGCAAAAGAATGCCTAAAAAGGAACGTGTTAAAATTGCAGATCAACCCGTACCATCTTTCCAACTTCGATCTATGTCTCAAACGAGAGCTTGTGCAAAGGCATTTAGAAATGTATTGGCATGGGTTGTTGTCTTGGCCGGATATAAACCGACTCCAGCGGAAGAAATGCAGGAAGTTGTCGAGACGGAAGCAATTGAAACTATTGAATCTGAAAACAAGACCGAATCTTACATCGAATCTATACCAGGCACCACGGAGAAATTACAAGATCAAATCAATTTCCTTGAAGAGATGGCAAAGTATCGAGTGAAGGTGGGGAGATCGAAATATGAAGAAATTCTTACTGGGAAATATACCTATATGAAAGCCGAAGATGTTTCAAAGAAAGAACAGCCTGAAATTCTTAAAGAGATGGAAGTCGCTTATAAAGAAAGGACAGCGAAGAAATGAATAAGTTTATTTATCTTCCCTCATTGATCTTTGCTTATGTTTGGACTTGGATATGGGGAGGGTGGCGTTTTATCAAATATAGAAATAAAATTAATCCAAAATGGAGATGGTTTTTCGCTTTTGGATGGGGTCGTCATGAATCCCCACGACCTGTAATTTGTAATTGTGGATGGATGGGGCCAGGGAGATGGTTAGTGCATACCTATGGTCCTTGTGGAGAAGATGACGTAGAACCTGTTGATGAATGCCCAAAATGTGGACAAGAGATAGGATGGAATTCATAAGGAGAAAAAATAATGCCTTATAAAGACCCAATCAAATTGAAAGAACATGCCAGGCTCAGACAAAGAAAATTTAGATTAAAAGAAGAAATTAAAGAACGAGAACGTATAAAAAGAAAGGAACGATATAAAGCAAATCCAACAAAAGAAAAAGAATATAATGAAAGCTATTGTGCAAAACATCCAGATAAACGTAAAGCGAGAGAAGATTTAAATAATGCAATAGCTCTTGGAAAGATTCAAAAACAAAATTGTTCTAATTGTGGAACTTCAATATATATTCATGGACACCATGAAGATTATAGCGTCCCATTAAAAGTAAAATGGCTATGTGCCAAATGTCATATGAAAAATGATAAATGGTTGGCTATAAATTTTAACTTTCCAATGGGACGAAAATTTCCTGAATTACTTGGAGGTAAAAATGCCTGCTCGCAATTATAGACAGTTAGCTACTGGACAAAGAGTAAAGGGAACCACCACCATTTTATCAATACTTTCAAAGCCAGCTCTTTTGTGGTGGGCCTACAAACAAGGCATGAACAATTTTGAGAGGTTGATGGGTGAGATTGCTGAATTATCACAAATGGCAATAAGAGAAGATCCTGAGGATTTAGAAAAGATCATTAAGGATTTTAAAATTACTGGCCTCTACGATAAGCGAGACAAGGCCGCCGATGCCGGTACGCTTGCCCACTCATTCATTGAGAATCATTTAAAAGGCCTACCAGAGCCTTCCAGAGAAGGATTATCAAAGGATATTATTGATAAAGCTGAAGGTTGCTATTTAACTTTTTTGGATTGGAAAAAGGCCAATATTAAGAAGGTAATTGGGTCAGAGATTGAAATTACGAGTGAGGAATATCCCTTCGGGGGAACTATCGACCATGTGATTCAAGGGCCGATGACCCCAGAGGGAATGGTTGACATTTTAGATATTAAGACAGGGAAGGATATTTACCTTGAAGCAAAAATACAGGTTCGGGCTTATAAAACACTTTATGATGAAGCAGTTAAAAATATAATGTCGGTAGCTGGTTTTCACATCCTTCGCTTAGGTGAATCAGGAGAATTTACCCACAAATATTTCCCATCTTTAGATGAAGGCTATTGGGAGATTTTCAAGCATTGTCTTGAAATCAATTTATCATTAGAAAGATTGGGCGAGAAGTTATGAAAGGGAAAAGAAGACCATTATGATATCCGCTCGTCAAAAAGGATTGAATTTTACAAGAGAAGTTAGAGATATCTTAGAAGGACTCGGCCATATTGTTGACGGTCCTTTTTATGGGATTGCATTTTATAATGGTAGGCAAAATCCGATTCATAGAGATTTATTCGGTTGTTTTGATTTAATGTCTTTCGATGGTGAATATTTTCTTGCACATCAAGTTAGCACAATAGAGAATAAGTCTGCAAAGATTAAAGCCATTCAGAATAAAGGGCTTCGTGGTTCAGTATGGTGCAGATTCACTGATGAAGATGGCAGGGTAGGTTATCAGCTTTATAGCGTAGAGAAAGATGAAATCATCGAATCCGAAATGGTTTATGAAATTAAAAGAAGAAGAAAAGTAAAGGAGATTTCATGAAAGTACATACAATGCTCCGGCTGACCCGCTGGGGCACAGAGTTAACCTTTAGCCAACCGAGCTATCATTAGTCGGTGTCAAATCGGTTGTTATCTTGGAGGTTCTATGACTATCATTTCTGCCTTAATAAAAATTGATGGCATACGACTTATATATCATGATAAATGGCTTGTTTGGGATGATTCCTTACGCCTATCACTTCTGATTGCTTTAATTTGACACATAACGCCGTCATAACCGGCGCACAGGAGAGTAAATGGAAAAAATGAAGGACGCTATTCAGCGTCCGGTTGATGAAGTTGTTAGTACTGTTAATGCCACTGTTGATGTTTTGTTGTCGGATCACGTCGGAGAGTTGGCTGATAGATTAACGTTCTGTATGGCAAATATCAGCTTTACGGCATCCGAGAGGCTACAGCTTTTTGCCTTGCTTATCCTCTGCAAACAGGCCAAACAAGGCTTGGCACAGTTAAGCATTGCCGATGTGATGAGGGTGTATGAGAGGTGCTAACACGGAATTGACCGCCCTTATGCGGTCGAATGACTGGTTATGCCAGTCATATTTTGAAAATGGAGGATATTAAAATGGCAAAGAAACAATTTCCGATGAATGCTCTGTGAAGACTCGTCCATGCAGTCTATATCCAGGGTTGTTGATGTCTCAATAAATACGGGAGTTACGAATCGGCTTTGGGAGATTGAAGATATTATTTCTCTCTTAGGTCCCTGATTCGTTTGAGGATGAAGTATCGCGAATATAAATGGTACTTGGCGTTTTTTCACTTTCATCTGTAACGTATATTATGAATTCCCAGTTTTTAGCCACTTCTCGCCAGTTTTCCATATTATATTCTATCGTTGATTCTTGAAGCATTTTTAACTCCTTCTTTATTTTTAACAGTTATTGTTCTAATTCGCCATGTGGTTGTTTCCGCTTCGTTTGGTCTCCTTTTTAGAAAAAACCCTTAGAACGAGATGAAAGACGGAAGATACTTCATCACTTGGGACCATACATTGGGAGCATACTGGTTGACGAGTGCCCCGATCGCGGGTGCGATCAGCTTCCCCAAATACATCACCGATGCGGCGGAGTCTGCCTCGGTCATGGCATCCTGACCAGCACAAAACTTGGCGCACATGTCATCCAGGGCCTTCAGTGACTTTCCGAACTCTGCTGGTAGTTTGGTCCCGATCACTTCATCCCCAATGCCGATATGAATTGCCTGACTATTCATGGCCCAATGCTTCATGATCTGCTTGCCAGCAGCCATCGTTGCGGCCGCGTTCTGGTCATCGAACTGCGCGATCTGCGGCTGAATAGTCGCGCAACCCGCAAGCGCCATCATCATGACCGTAACCAGAAGCAACCCGACCAATGTAAATCTTTCTAATCTTCTTTTCATGTTTGG